GCAACACTCTTAATCAACTGCCCTGCGACCTCGTATGCCCTTGGACTGCCTCCTTCCCCTGCTACCTCCATAATGCCGTTGATTGCCTCCTGACCCTTCTCTATGAGGGAGTAGAGGTTCGCACGACTATAGACATAATCTTTCTCTATATCATCATCCTTCGATTTTATAATCTCTGGTTTTTTGATTGGTTTTGACTCTACAATATCACTATCAATATTCAGAGCCTCATCGATTGAATCATAACTATTATTCATAATAATCAAATATCCTCTTGTCTAGTAGGACTATAATTCTTAGAATCTGGTAAGAACGTCCATTCTTCAGTAAATCCAAAATCATCACCAGGTTCTGCAGTAATTGGATCGGGGACAGCAGTATATCTTACTTCACGTTTTGCTGTCTTTATATTAGTGTCGGTATAAACATCTGCCTGAACTTTACGAATAAGTCCATCAGAGGTATCGGCAATAGAACCAAACAGATAAGTTTTGGCAGTAAATCTTAGAGTATAAATTAATGCTCTTCTCGTCTCAAACGATCCTTCATAATCATCTTGAAAATCAATACTATCAAGAACAATTGGAATATCTCTTTTCTCTCCAATAGAACTGACCAAATCGACAGTCAAATTAAATGATGGTTGAAAAAATGGAAGTATCTGCTCAATAATTTGAAGAGCATCATCATTTAACTTACTGAAAATATTAAGTTCAAATCCAATATTATATGGAACCGGCATAAAAACTTTCTTTGTTTTATTATCGGTAGTATCATTTGCCTTAAATGTTTGAGTAACTCCTGTTTTTCTAGTTGAATCATATTGAATTGTGGTCATCTCAAATGACATTCTAGGAAGAGTAATTGCAACAGATTTTGTTAATTGCTCTTGCTGTTCAATTTTTGCAAGAAATTTTTGCATTGGACCATAAGAAAGACCAACTTTTGTTTCATCTAAAATGCTACCGTCTTTCTTTGTATGTCTGATGGAAATATCATTAAACAAAGTTCCAAAACTAATAATAGTTTTTCTTATAATTTCGTGATAAAAATATGTTCCTAGCATTAATAAGTACCAAATGGATTTGATTCTGAAAAGTCTAATATATTGTCTGCTTCTAATTCAAATTCTTCATTTGAATCATATGGATTATCGTAACTTTCTGAATTGTAATTCGTCACAACATATCTAGCCGATGAAATTGATCCTACTACAACTTCATCTGGACTAAATTCTCCAGTATTTAGTGAAACTCTCAATACTGTGCTATCAGGAACACCTGAAATTGTAGATTCAACAATTTCAAAATCTCTAACTACTGCAGTTGTTCCAGAAGTTTCTCCTGTTATAGTTTCATTATAAACATAAGTTCCTATACCAATTGCTGACAATCCTGTTATAGAAATAGTAGGTGCTTCAGTATATCCAATGCCTGGTTTCAGTATTCTAATAGACTCGATCTGAGTATTGGAATTTATTCTTGCAGTTGCAGTTGCAGTTACTCCAGTTCCAGGTCCACCAATTGTAACTGTAGGTAATGTTGTATATCCACGACCAGATCCAGTAATTTCAATTTCAGAAACACTAAATTGCGTTCCTCCAACAGAACATGTGGCAGCTGCTCCTGATCCACCACCTCCACTTATTGTAATTGTTGGAGGTGTTATATATCCAGATCCAGCATTAGTTATTTCAAGTCTTTGAATAGATTGAACATTACCAATATTAGTTGTAATAGCAACTGCTTCAGCAACGTTATCACCACCCTTAAAATTGGGTGGATTTGAAAATATTACCGTTGGTGTAGAACTATATCCACTACCATCATCATTTAAGAATATTTCACTAATAGCACCAGAAGAAATTGATGCTGTTGCAAAAGCAGTAACTGCTGCTCCAACAAGAGTTAAGGACGTAATATATCCTTCATCTTCAACAGTACTATCAACTTCTTCGATACTTGTATCAATAAGTTCATTTTCATATTCATAAAGTTCACAACTTAATTCATAAACATAATTTGTTCCCAATTGATAAAAAGGTTTTTCAGATTCAACTCTTTTAATTTCAAAAAGTCTTTCTCCAAGAGGAAAGTAAATTAAATCTCCTTCCTTAGGTCTTGTAATTAATCCAAAATTATATTCATCACGTTCAAGATTAGTTCCTGAAGATATTCCCTCTAAAAATGGTGCAATAAATTCTTCATATCTTTCTCTCGATATAGTTAAATTTATTTCATTTTTCAATCTAAGACCAAATTTAGTCATGATATCACTATCCGGAGCATATCCATCATAATTATTCAAATATGCTTCGATTAAAAAACTATCATCAAATTTTGATGATTGTATTTCTTTAATAATATTGTCAGTTTTAAAAACCTTTCTAGGTAAATAATAAACTTCTATACCATATATTTTTAATTGCTCATTAATTAAATCTTGAACAAGAAATTGTTCATTTGGGGATCCTTGAAGAAAAAACGGATTTAATGCCATACTAATTATCCAATAAAATCAAGAGGTGGTAATTCATACTCAGAAGACATCCTCTGCTTAATATCTTCCAAATCTCTTTGCCCATCTTCCAATATTGCACGTCCATTTAATTCAATTCCACCAGGAAGTTTTACACCTTGAAATTTAATTAAATTTTGTCCCCATTGTTTCTTTATTAATGCAGTAAGATACTTTTTAACAAAACTATCGTTATAAACTTGAGAAAAACTCTCTGGATCAAGTGCTCTATAACATTCAAGAATAAGATATGTATCTTTAGATTGTGCTCCCCAATCAATATCTAGATATAATCTATCCTGCCTTTTATTAAATCTTACCTGTTTTTCTGTCGTCAGTAAAAAATCAATATCTTCCAAATAAGATTTGGTCATTGCATATGTTAATAAATCAACTGAATTGAAATAATAAAGATCATTCAAAAACAATTGATACTTAATACTAAACATTCCCCCAGAGATTGCGCTAGTATCAAACTTGAATATTTTTTCGACCCCTATGACGGAGTTTGGAACTTGAATGTAGTTTGAAGTCTCATAAAAATTAAATGTTGTTGTTCCAAAACCAGCAACATTTGCTGTTCCAGTTGTTGTTACAATACCTACCCCATCCGTTCCCGTTGCCCTTCCCCTATCAATATCATCTTGAGTAATTTTATACTTAAGATACATTTTCTCAACACCATCATAGTGTCTCTCATTAAAATATTGGAGAGTATCGTCAACCAAGTCATCGACTTGCTCATCGGCAACATTTATTTCTAAAACCGGTGCCCCAAGTTGTCTAAGGCAATAATCGACAAGTTCTTGTCTAGTAGTAGGTTTGGCCATTAATATACTCCTCCATCAATTACAGAAGTCCAGGTAGGAATTCCTACGTTATTAGTTGTCAGTACAAAATAACTTTCAGTTAATGCGTTTTCTGTACTAGCAGCACCAATTAGTTTTCCAGTATCATCAAAATATGCAATTCCGTTTGGTCCATCATAATCGTTAGCATCATAATATAAACCTTCAGTAACAGAAGCAAATCCAGTTATCCTGACATTGCCTGTAACATGCTTATCACCAAGAAAAGTTGATATCCCAGAAACAAATAAATTGGTAGTAGTTACGAGACCAGAAAATTTCCCATCTCTCCATCTTTGTGTTGTAATACCAATATCATAAGTATTATCAGTATTCGGAACTAAATTGGATACAAATTCTCCACCAACATCAATATCATCTCCAGTAGAATCACCAATTCCAATTGTACCACCTCTAAATGTAGCATTTCCAATAAAGTTTGAAGTTCCGGCAACTTCTAGATTAGTACCTACATAAAGTTCACCTCCGGTAGTTGTAATGCCACCAGCAGAAGCAAGAGTTGAAGCACCAGAAATACTTAATGTATTTGCTTGTATGGATCCACCGATATTAATAGATGGAGTAGTTATCCCTCCTTCTGAAGATATGGTAATCCCATTCCCAACAACAATATTATCATTATCACCATCAATAGTGACAGTTCCAGTTCCAAAAGTTGCAGTTCCAGTAACTGATATATTTCCACCTACATTTAGATTTCCACCAGTAGCTGTAATACCACCAGCAGAAGCAAGAGTTGTAATTCCTACGGACTTGAATGTTGAATTTACTGTTAACCCATTGAGAATATCAACAGCAGCGTTTATATCAACATTGGATGTAAATGTAGATAATCCAGCAACTGATATATCTCCACCAATATTAACTGCTTTACCAATCCCAATTCCACCATCAATAACTAAAGCACCATTTGTAGGTGCAGTAGAATCTGTAGTATTTGAAAATGTTACAATACCAGTAATATTTAAGGATGACGAATCAATCGTATCCGTCATATAGAATTTTTCTGTAGTAAGATCCCATACAAGGATCATCCCATCTCTAGTTTTTAGAGTGGACTCTACATCATTTAAATTCAATAAATTTGATGGTGGTGCTGAAGCATTGGATAAAACACGAATTACATTCTGAGATCCAATTCTGTCGTTAATACTAGGCATTACCTGGTTACTCCCCCTCGTACTAGTGCTGCACCCTCGACAGCTTTATATTCTTTACCATAATTTGTAATTTTCACATCAAATACATATCTTCCAGGTTTTAAATTAACTGATAAAGTTGAACCTAATGATACTTGGATAATACCCAAATTTGGGTCAGTAATTGATGATGCAAAAGATACTGCTGTAGTGGATCCATAATGCTTTCTCAACTTTGCCTCAAGAGAAGCATTAGTTAGTATTAATGGGGTTCCGGATCTAGTATCCTCCAATTGAAAAGACGTATCAAAATCATATCCCTGCTCAATCACAATATTTGATACATAAACAGACATTATTTTATGGTGCTAACATACCTTTAGATATTTATATGAATTTGATAGACTAGTTATTTTTAACCAATTCTCTAAGAAGTATTTTAATTTCTTCAATATCTTTTTTCATATTATTTAATTCTTCTTTCTCAGAATTTTTTCGTTTCACTCTATTCATATATCTATCATACCCAGCACTATCACAATTAACAATTGCTCCAGTATCCTCATCTCTGTAAAGATGAGGATGATCTTTAACCTTTATTAAATTCTTCATGCGAGTGCGATTGTCCTCAGATCACTAATAATTGGTACATTTGCTTGGTCAGTTCCTGACATAATAATTTTAATTGAATATCCACTAAATTCTCCTAAATCATTAGCACTAAACTCATATTCTAAGAATTGATTAGCAGAACTTGCAGGAACTCTAACATCAGATTCTCCATTATTTAAAGATGGATCAATAACTCTAAATCCACCATCAGAAGTGGTTTCAAGATTTCTATATCCCGGAAATAATTCAAATTCTTGTTCAATCTCTGAAGAGTCATCTCTAACAAGACTATAAAGAACTCTAATATCAGAAGAAGCAGGTCTATATGCTCCAAGTATAACTTTCAAGGAAGATGCTGGTTTAGATAACCCAATAGTATCAGAAACATAGATTGCTGAGTGTGGATCATCTAAAATAGAATTGACTCTAGAATCTGAAGCAAAATCAGTAATAGGACTATTTAAATAATTTGATGCAAATTCAATAGTAGAATCTTCGAGATTTATAATTGGAGATAAGTTTTCATCTGTACTGTTTAATGTGACTGCCGTAGTAAATGATCTTCTACCAGAAACATTATTGAATGCTGGTTGCTGCAATTCATTTACTCTAGAGCACACTATTCTAGTAGATTTTAAATTATTGAAAGAATTCAACTCTACAGGTTCTACTTCATTTAAAAGTTGGAAAGAAGTTTCAGTGCCATTAATACTAGTTCCAGTTGTTGTTCTAACTACGGCACTTACTGAAGTTGAATCACCAGGTGCCTCAATAAAGAATCTTGGATTTACAGAATTAAACTGAATATTTTCAGTTGCATAGACATTATTTCCGCCACCAACAAACTGTCTATTGAATGATAATTGTAGAGGTCTATCTCCTCCAGTATCTGAAGATCTATTAGTACCATTAGCACTTCGATCTATTTCAATATAATATCCATTAGAGTCAATACCGGTATCAGAAATATCATGAGTTACATTATTAATTCTTCTTAAAGATACTCCACTAAACTCATATTTTTCAACTTTAGAACCAACTTCGTGTGATTCAATTTTTCCTTCAATACCTCTACCAAGAGTTCCTCCCAGTTGTCCTGTAGTCGTTTGCGTATAACTTATAACTTCATCTCCAATTTTAACATATCCTGGATTCTGAGTATTGACAGTGAGTCCTTCAAAAGTTTCAAAGTCAGTAGAAACTCCAACAAATATTGTACTTTCTTCTGTTGATAATAAACCAGCAGTAAGAATTGTTGGTGAAATATCAGATTCGACACCAGTCAATTTTAATTTATTATTATTGGCATACATTCCATGATTAAAATGACTTACCTCTAAGTAATTTCCAGAATTTATTCCTGTATCTTCGGTTACACTTAAAATATCAGTAGATCCTAAAGATACTATGTTCGTATCAGTATCATAATATCTTAAATCAGTACCCACTGGGAATGCTCTTGGTGCAGTATTACCCTCACCTTGAACATTAGTCAGATAAAGTGTATCTCTTCCAGTAATTTCACTAATAGTAATTAATGCACCTCTTCCAGTTGTAGCACTAGTAACAGTTACCACATCACCAACTTCATATCCAGTTCCATTAGAAGTTCTCGTGACCCCAGTAATTACTCCATTTGTCTGTGCAATAGTTAGTCTTAATCCACTACCATTTCCAACAATATTAGTTGTTGCTAAATCAGACTGAGTTGTATAATTTTCCCCACCATTAGTAACTGTTGGTGTACCACTAACTGGTCCACCCGCATACTCAATATATCCATAACTATCTGCAATTGCACCGGCAATTTTTCTTCCAGTATTTAAAGTATCAATTAATCCAGAATCTGTGAATGTTGTGATTCCAAGAGTAATATTTTTTGGTAAAGCAGTAACTGGATTTGCAAGTAAATTATTTACATATCCATTACTTTGATCTAAAGGTGGATTTCCAAAATATGCAATACCGGTATTTGCAGTAAATTTTGCTTTGTAAAGTTTAAATTTAAGATCTAATTCTTGTGTAGGTGTCCAAATAGATCCATTTTGAGACTTAAACAAACTACCAAGTGCGAATTGCTTTGTATAAACTACTGCTTCCGCATCAGGTAGAGATTGTGTATTAACAGTTTTCTCTCCCATTTTTGCAATCCAAACTTCATATTGATCCGAAGTAGGTGCAAGTAAAACTACAGCATATTCATTTCCAGGAGCAAGATACTTTGGTTCATCAAATGTAATTCTTGTTGCAGTTTCTCCAGTTGCTGATATTGCAATTTGATCTGGATATAATGTTTTAGATTCTCCAACTAAATTTAGAGTTGGAATGCCGAGTTCTACTGTTCTTATCTGAACTTCAAGAGGTTCACTACCTGCTGGTTTGTTGGCAAAATAGAGATCCAATTCGGTAAGAACTACACCCTTATCATCACTACTAAATCCATTTAAATCCGGAGCATCAATATCTCTACCGACAACAAATGATTGTGCAAGAGGATCCGATCTTCTTGCTCTCACAACTTCTCGTCTAGTTGTCGTTACAGTTGTTGTACGTCTTACTGTAGTTGCAATAGTTGTCGTTACTGTAGTTTGTATTTGTCTTGATAAAAGAGTTCCAATTGCACTATAAGATCCTTGACCAGTAGAGATTAACTTGCTTCCGGGTAATGGTTTTTCATTCGTAGAACTGCTAGTCAATAAGTATGTCTTTTTACCGGTAAGAATTCTTGGATTAGGTGCTGGATTCGTATGTGGATTTTTAATAAAGAATGAACCAAAAAGATCCCCAAAGTTATCGGTTATCAATTTCAAGTTTTTTACATAAGCAATTGCACCACTCGTTTGTCCAACGATCTTTGCACCTTTGGTAACGTATCCAAAAAATCTTCCTTGTGCTTCATCTGATAATGAATTTAAATCAATATTTAATGTTTTGGATGATTGGCTATATGAAGTTGGTAAGTTTTCAGATCTTACATAAGGATTTATATTATATGTTCTTGATGGAGACTTGAAAGGTCCTTCTTTATGATTAGACTTTGCAAGTCTAAAACGACCTATTTCAGTGCCATCATTATATACTTTTATTGTTTCTCCAGAAGTAAATGAACCTTCTGAAGAACCAGAAGTTTCTAAAGATGTACTATTTGCAATCTCTAAAAGTTTTGGTATAAAACTTACATTACTATGATTATCTAAGAACTGATAATGTCTTGTGAGAGGTTTTAGTGATCTTCCAAAGAAAGAAACATTTCTAGATCTGATATACTGCTCATCACCACTTGAGATTAAAATATCTCTAGATCTTACATTAACTCTAGTTCTAACGGATCTGGATGTTTGTGTAGAAGAACTTGTACTACTTCTCCATTCTGTTTGTCGTCTTATAGTAAATACATTTGTAATTCTTCTCCTTGTTCCATTTCCGGGTCTACCAACGAATCTATTCATAGTAAATGTTTGTGTTGCTGATTCTAATGGTATTGATACTGTATTTCTAACAGTGTTACGAATTACATTTGTAGTTCTTCTTGTTATATTAGTAGTTGTTGGGTCAAGATATATTGTCCTAATCCAAAAATCATTTTCTGGAGATAATTTTACATTTCCAACATATTCTATTACATGAAATGGATTAACATTTTCCACACGAGTAGCAAGTGGTTGCTCTAACCAATCAATAGAATCATATTTTAGTGTAACAACATTTCCAGTTTTTTGAATATTTGGATCTAATAACTCAAAGTTATCTGTCAAATCCAAATTTTCTTCAGAAATCTCTGATGAAGGTATAATTCTTTGTCTCAAAGAATTGGACAATGTTCTTGGTCTTAATTCACCTTCACTAATATCTGCAGATGTTAGATTTTGATCACTGTTCGTTCCATCATTAAAATTATCTACAAAGAACCCAGATTTAAATCTATTATTACCATCTTCATCTTCAATACGTAATGCTTCGGTGCTGACCTCCAATAAACTTAGAGATGTAACTCTTTCCAAGTTTTCTATCCTATCCTCAAGTTGACCGATATCTCTCATAGTATATCTTCTATTATCAATCAAATTGATAGAAACATCATCGGGATCATAAAGATATGGTGGAAGTATAATGGTTGCTAATTCCATCAAACTTTGATCATTACTTGGAGATTCTTTTGGATCTTTTGCCGATTCACCTTTACTAAGAATAAGATTTGAAAATTTATCAAGATATAATTTATCAATTCTAGGAAGATAAAAATCAAATCCAAGTAAAGAACTTTCTCCAGGTTTTAAGTTATAATCTGTAGTAAATGTTCTTGAAGCAAAATCAAATGGTGAAGCAGTTGTTGAAGAATAATCAACAACTCTTGGTCTAAAGTCTAATGTATCAGAAGCTCTAACGTTATTAGGTCCAATTGTGGGAATATCAGTTAAAAATCTATCATCATCATAACTTAAAACCGTAAATACATCACCAGTATCTGATGCAGGAACTATATAATGATCATAAACAACTAACAATCTCTTAGATGGTTCTGAATCTGTTGTTCTGATCAATCTTGAGTAATCATAATATTCATTTTTTTGCCCACCATCAAGAACATAGTTATTAGTTACATTATTATATTTTCCTAATGTAATCGACTGAACGGTAGAAATAATATTAGATTCTTTAAATGTTACAGTTTCTCCAGCAGTAAAAGTATTTTGATTTAGATAAACCACACCTAGTTTATTTGCATCACCTGATGAAGGAGTGGAAGCATTATTTGTTACTACTCTTGCAACTGTTCCACTTTCAGAACCAATGATATTTTCACCAATAATCGCATCTGTTCCAACATTAGATATTGAAGAAAATTCTATTACATCTAATGTAGGATCATCAGTATTTGTTGATTCATATACTACAAGAACTTTTGCAACATCAGGAACATCTAATGAAATTTGGTCATCTTGAACTCTAAGTCCATAATATTGATTATATGTTAGTCCATCACTGATCGATATGCTAGATGCAGATCCAGATTGTGCTAATTTTGAAAGATTAACTACTTTTAATGCACTTCTAGTAAATTTTTTAATTTTACTTTGAATTCCATTCTTTTTCAGTGTTACATTTACAATACTATTTCCACCACTAGCGTCTAATGCTTTGATATCTACTCCAGTTCCTCCTCCGGTAAGAGTGAAAGCATCGGAAGTTATTGTTCCAATTCCACCACCATTATAGTGAACAGAATACCTCTCCTGATCAAAAGATTCATAGAATGCGCTGGTAATTCCAGCAT